AATGACACTGAAGATGTTTATCTACAGAAATCACCCAGCACTCGTTGGATGTCGCGCCAGCTAAACCACGATGATGTAACAGAGAACCAGCCTCAGTGGTTTGAGTTCAACGGGTTTACAGATGACGGTGACGTGCTTGTAGATTTCTACCCTATTCCTGACAAAGTTTACTCAATTAACTTTGATGTTGTTATCCCACAAGATGATTTAGCTACTGATGGCTCTGACGATGCTACACAGATCAAGTGCCCGATCCAACCAATTGTGTTTGGTGCTTGGTCAAGAGCTATCTATGAGCGCGGTGAAGACGAGGGCTACCTTTCAGACCTAGCTTTCCGTGATTATCGTAACGCGCTCGCTGATGCAATTGCTTGGGATAGTGGCAATACTTCTGACGAACCTAACTGGTACGTTGTTTAATGGCTAAACTACTTACACCTTTTTCAGTTGTAGGCCCGGGTTCTTACGGGCTTAACACTAAGTTAGCTGGGCTAGAGATTGGCCCACAGTGGGTTCTGACTGATAGAAACTGTGCTCTGTCTAATCAGGGCACGATTGCTGCTAGAAAAGGCTGGAGAACCTTTGAGGGTGTCAGCCAGTTAACCAATGAACCTGATGTAAAAGCAATCCATGAGTACATTGACAACGGCAACAGTAGTCGAATTGTCTGGGCAGCAGGAAATGAGCTGTACGAAGGCACTAGCTCTGTTAGCAATGTAACAGGCACGATTACTACACCTACAGCAGATAACTGGAAGTTCATCAACTTTAACGGTAAGTGCATTGGTGTACAGCAGGGCCACAATCCGATTGTTAAGACTGATGGTGGTGACTTTGCTGACATTAGCTTTGACACGGCACCTTCTGACCCCATTGATGCACTAGCTGCTTGGGGCAGAGTCTGGTATGTAGAGGGTGATGGCCAAACAATCAAATACTCTGATTTGCTACAAGAAGATGTGCTAACTACAGGTTCATCTGGTACGATCAACATGTACACAGTTTGGTCTAATGGTACAGATGAGATTATTGGTCTAGCAGAGTTTAACAACTATCTGGTTATCTTTGGCCGTAAACAGATTGTTTTGTACGCTGGTGGCGAAGACCCTAACACCTCTTTACAGCTAGTAGATATTATCAACAACACTGGGTGCATCGCTAGGGATTCTATCCAAAACATTGGTAATGACATTTTGTTTCTTGGTGAAGAAGGCATCATCTCACTAGCCCGTAACATTCAAGCAGGCGGTGATGTTAGATCTTTGCCACTGGCTAACCTAGCAGATAATGTGTCTAACTTTATGGCACAGTTTTCTTTGTCAGAGCCGCCAGAAAACATTAGGTCTTGTTACAAGTCTGATGATGGTTTTTACCTAATCACTTTCCCTACATCACAGATTACTTTCTATCTTAACCTTCGCTACCAGACACCTGATAATAAAGCTCGCATCTTTACTTGGTTTGACATTAACCCAACTGCACTGGCTGTTGATAGGCAGGACAACCTTTATGTAGGTAAGCCCGGATACCTTGGACTCTACGATGGTTATGAGGATAACGGTGAGTCTTACAACATGCAGTTCAGCACTGGTTGGATCTCAGGCGAAGGGGAAGTAGGCACAGCCACTAAGATTTTTAAACAAGCTGCTATCACAATTAAAGGCGGCTACGGCTCAAGGATTACTTTTGAGTGGGCCTATGATTTTTTGCCTACTAGCTATGACTCAGAAAACAACTCTGTTGAGGTCTTAGTAGACCCATCTGAGTTTGGTATAAGTGAATACGGTATTGCAGAATACTCTAGAATCAACCCAGTAAGCCAGATCTTGTTTAGAATGTCAGGCAGCGGCAAATCAATTCAGTTTGGTGTAGAGACTGAAATAGACGGCTCTGAACTAAGTATACAAAAAGCTGACCTTTTCTTGAAAGGTGGAAAAATCGCTCGTAGAGGTAGAAGATAATGACAGATTATGCCAAGAGTACAAACTTTGCAGTAAAGGACACACTAACATCAGGTGATCCTAATAAAGTTGTGTCTGGTGCGGAGATTGATACAGAGTTTAACAACATTGCATCTGCGTCTACAACCAAGATTGACAAGGTTCCTGCTGCTACTACGGGAAACATTGCTCAGTTTACTGCCACAGGCACTATCGAAGATTCTGGGCAGACTGTTGATACAATCGTACCTGCTGGCGGAATCATGCCTTATGCAGGAGCAACAGCGCCCTCAGGCTGGCTGCTTTGTGGTGGTCAAGAGGTTAGCAGGACTACATATAGCACATTATTTTCTACTATCGGTACAACCTTTGGCGCTGGTGATGGGTCAAGCACGTTTAATGTTCCAGATCTAAGAGATAGATTCCCACTTGGTGATAGAGATCAAGGCCAGTCAGATGCTGGGCGTGTAAGTAACTATAACACAAATCTGGGCGACACAGGCGGCGAAGACGAGCATCAGCTTACGGAAGCTGAAATGCCAAGCCACACCCACGGACTAGATCTTGACAGTAACTATGAAAGAAACGGTGGCAATACTTCTTCTGATTTTGCAGGAACAGACACCCAAACTGGATCTGCTGGTGGAGACCAGCCACATAACAACATGCCTCCGTTCCTTGCCTTGAACTATATTATCAAGACATGATCCCTAGCAAAGTACCAGTAGTCAACAAACCTGATTATACAATTTGGCTAGAGAATTACAGAAACATCGCTACATTTATCCACGCTGATGTTCACAAGTATAACAAGTCTGTTAGAAAAGAGTTTGGGGAAGATTTAGATACACTACTAAAACTGCACAATTTCCCACTCTATGTGCTAACAGATAAAGATAACACAAAGCTAAAAAAGTTTATGAGTATTTACGGACTAGTTTTAGATCACACACCTCTCTGCGATGATGGAGTCGAGAGAGAAGTCTATCGGTTAGATAGGAGATAATAATGGGCGGTGTAGTAGACGCAGTAGGCGGATTGTTTGGAGTAGGAGGCAGTGAATCTGTCACACCGCTTCAGTACAGACCGTTTGATGTAAGATCAGCATTAGGTGAGGCTACAGTAGATGGTAGGCAGGTTAATGCCCAGCTATCACCTGAGCTTCAAGGTATTTACTCTGGGCTTTTAGGACAGGTTCCTCAGCAGTTGCAAGCAGCAGCTACTCCAGAGGCATCGCTAGGATTCCTTAGCAGAGCGTTTGCGCCTCAGTTTGAGAGGCAACAATTATCTCAGGAGTCTAGGCTGTTCAACCAAGGACTGTTAGGAACTACTGCTGGTGGTTTACAGACACAAGCACTTAGAGAAGCCCAGAATCAGGCTCTGGTACAAAACGCGCTATCCGCCCAGCAGCAAGCGTTCCAGAGAGGTCAGGGTCTATTAGGCAGTGCGTTACAGTTAGGTGCAGCACCTCTAGGACTTGCAGAGCTAGGCGGGGCATTTGGTGCTAGAGAGCTGCAAGCACAAGAAGGCACACAAGCTCTAAGACAGCAGGCAGAGGATAGACAAGCTAGCTTCTTCAGCAGCTTAGTGGGTGCGGGGGCCACAGCTTTCGGGGGTTTTAACCAAGGCGGGGGCGATATAGCAAGCAGAACTATTGCTGAAGGTGGTTCTGCTGCGCCTCCGCCATCAGTTAGAAGAAATCAAGGTTTCTTCAGCTTCCTCCCTTTTTAACAGGTAGAGAGATATGGCAAACGGATTGATGGGATTATCAGATTTACTAGGTGGCTCTAGCAACGCTACATCTGGCCTTCTTGGAGGTCAAAGTGTGTTTAGTCGCGCACCGAGCAGAGGGCAGCAGCGTTCTAGGCTATTAACAGACCTTATCTCAGGTGCTGGTAGTGACCCATACTCACGATTAGGCGCTGCCTTTGGTGGCCTTATCGGCATGGGTGCTCGTGCTGGCGCTGAGGGCTTAGGCATTGTTGATGAGCCTGAAGAAGTGAAACGTAACCGCGCTATTAGAGAAGTGCAGCAGATTGTAAGTCAGCGTGGACTAGATCCGCTAGATCCCGGATTTGGTGAGTTTGTTGCTGAAGAGTTCCAGCGCAAAGGTTTTGGTGATCTTGCTACTAGGTCTTTGCTGCAAGCTAGAGCTATTCAAAGCCAGTTTGCTCCTGAGCCTGTAGAAACTACTATTAGGGCTGTTGGAGGAACAGAAAGATACAATGCTCTTAGGCAAAAATATCCTGAAATTGGAGATGTTGAAGAGGGCCAAGAAGTATTCATAAATCTTTCTAATGGAGAATTTAGAGGAGTAGAAACTAAATCTGCTCCAGAAGACAGGACGCCTTCAAGAATAAGAGAGTACACTTTGGCCCTTGAAAGAGGCTTGATTGACGAAAGCACTACTCTTGAAGAATACAACAGGTTAAGAGCTGGCGGAGATGAAAGAAGAGCTGCTGCTCCAACAGAAACTTCGTTGTCTCCATTTTCAGCAGCTATTGATACTAATGAAGAAATTAAAAATAGAATAGAGTCATTTGTTGAAGAAGATCCTCAAGCTACTTTAGCCGGAATAGGCATACCTTTTACTGGCGGAAGAAATGAAGATGCTGTAGATGCTGTTTCATTACAAGTTCAGCAAAGAGCTTTAGAAATTAGAAATCAACAACCTGAACTTAGCGTAGAGCAGGCTCTTAATCGGTCTATTGATGAATTGAATCAATTAAGAAGTGGGTCAGCAACTGATGCTACAACTGGCGGGGCAACTCCTTCTACAGGAGTGGCGTCTCCACAAAACGATCCGTTTGCTGGTAGAGTTAATCCTTAAGGTATTTCCATGGCTTTAAATCCTAGCAATTTCAGAGCAAGTAGAAATGATCCTCGATTAAGAAGAGTGCCGGGGCAAGATCCTGTGCCTGAAGAAGGTCAAACCCAAGAAGAGCAAGCTATTCAGAGAGAAAGAGATACACCTGCATCTAGGCAACAAGCGCAAGAAGAAGCTAGACAACAAATTGAAACAGGTTTTAATAAACCAGAGCCCCCGCCCGGTACTCTTACAGAAGAGGATATTGCTAGCTCCTATACTTTGCAAAAATTAGGTGCTGAACCGGGGGATAAATTTATTGACGGGCAACTTGAAAGAACAGTTTCTCAAAAGCCTAGAGGAGAAATGATTACTGCGTATGACATCTCTATTTCCCCTACTCTTCAAAATGCTGGAGCAGAACCCGGGGATATGCTTGAAGATGGAAAAATAATTAAATCTGGAAAAAACGCACCTTTTAGAAATTTTTTGTACGGCTTAAAAGAAGGCGACGATCTTGTAGAATCTTTTGCAAACTACATGAATAGTTACATGCCGCTCCCTAACATTAACATCAATTTTGAAAACGGATTTCAATTTTTTGATGATTTTGATGAAGGATTTAAAAACGCTACTCCAGAACAAAGAAGACAACTTTTAAGAGAATATAAAGACGCTGAACTAGAAAAAATGCGTGAGGATTTTGAGCCAGACAGAGATACGTTTTCTTTTGGCGCAGGTAATTTGGCAGGTGAAGCTGGCATACTTTCTGTTGTCCCTTTAACAGCAGGAACTAGGTTAGGAACTCTTGCAATAGAGGGTGCGCTTTTTTCAGGGGTAGACTTTGCTGTTGAATCTTTAGCAGAAAGTGGCGAACTTCCTCCTGCTCCAGAATTAGCAGAAAGAGGTGCTTTAGGTTTTTCTGGCGGCGCAGGCGCTTCCCTTGTTTTATCTGCTGGAAAAAGAGTAGCAGCTAATGTTGCTGAAGGCCGAGCAAGAAGACAGGCGTTAAAAACTCAGCAAGATGTAGAAGAGAGGATTATAGAAAAAGTTGCTGTTGGTGAATCTCCTTCTACAGCAGTTAGAGAAGTACAAGAAGAGCTAGGTTTTTCTGATGAATATTTGTCTGCACTTGCTAATTTGACAAACAAAAAATTAAATATTCCTAGCACTCAAAGCAAAGCTAGGCAAGCTGCAATGTTTGATGTAACCAATGATTCTGTCGTTAGTCGGCAAAAATCAGGAGCAGTAGACAGGTTATTAGGCGCTATTCACACTAGAATAAAAAATATTAGTCCTTCTGTTGCTGGAAGATTGCGTAATTTTGAGGCTGATGCTCACAGAAAAACAGCAGATAATCTTTTAGAAGTTCAGCCTTTTGTAAGAACCCTAAGCAGACTTCCTTCTAACATAAGAAGTCAAGTAGATCTTCAGCTATTTAATGGCAATTTTAACGCAGCTAGAGGATTAATTAAAAGTGTAGCACCAGATGAGTTAGATAATTTTGAAACTGCGCTAAAAACTATTAATAGAATAGGTGACGAGTTAGTTGAATCTGGCTATGAAATGGGAAGGGTTGCTAATTATTTTCCAAGATTAATAAAAGATCTTGATGGTCTTAGAAAAAGTTTAGGGGTAGAAAAAAGAAGTCTTATTGATGATGCTCTTCGTCAAGCAGCAAGAAGCAGAAAGGTTGAAGTTAATGACCTTTCTTTAGATGAAAGAACTCAAATTATTGATAGGGTTCTTAGGGGGTATACTCCTAAGACTGTAGACAATAAGTTGAGTTTTACTAAACCAAGAACTATAGAAAAAATTGCTCCAGAGCAACTCAAGTTTTATGAAGATGCAAACACTGCTTTACAAGCCTACATCAGAAGATCCGTTGATGACATAGAAAAAAGAAAATTTTTTGGAAGGGCCGCTATAAATTCTGATGATGGTTTGCTTGATACGCAAACTTCTATTGGAAGACTAGTAGATCAAGAAAGAGCAAAAGGAACGATTACACCAGAGGGAGAGCTGTCTTTACAAGACATGCTTTCTGCTAGGTTTATTGGTGGTGAAAAAAGTCCCGCATCTTTAATTCAAGGCGTAAGAGATATTGGGTACGCTTCTACTATTGCCAATCCGTATACAGCTTTAATTAACTTAGACGAGTTGTCTAGATCTGCCGCTATCTATGGATTTAGAAATACTCTTACTGGGTTGTTTGGTAAAAAATATACGGATGTAGTAGAGCTTGGTTTAAGAAATGCTGCTGAAGAATTTGAAAGTCCAGAAAAAACAGCAAGATTTTTAAGAAGTATGTTTTCTGCTTCTGGTTTTACTAAACTAGATAGATTAGGTAAAGATGCTACAGTTAACGCAGCACTCAGAAGGTTTATGAGTAAGGCGCAAACTGTAAAAGGCAGAGCAGAATTAAGAAGACAATATGGCGCTCAATTTGGCGATGAGACAGAGGCTTTAATTCAAAATTTGCAAGACAGAACTGTTACAGACAATGTAAAACAATTAGCATTTTCTGCTCTTGCTGATCTTCAACCAATTGCTAGATCAGAAATGCCTGAAGTTTATTTAAGAAATCCTAACGGAAGAATACTTTATCAGTTAAAATCTTTCACTCTTAAACAGTATGATCTTGTAAGAAATCAAATTGTTCGAGAATTTAGGACTGGAAGTAAAGCGCAAGCTGCTAAAAAAGCTGCTGTTCTTATGGCCTACATGACTGCTTCAGGAACAGCGTTAGATTCAATAAGAGATTTAATGCTAGGCAGAGAAGTAAAACCGGA